CAGTAATACTAGTTATATACTTTCTTGAAGTCTTCAATGATTTTATAATCTTTGATACTTCTGCTTTGTAGACGTAGAAATTTTCATCAGTAACTTGAGAGTTATCTACATCAGTAAAAATTACATCTTGTGCCAAATAGTCAGCTTCATACCATTTATTGTTATCTTCATCAATAACTGAAATTATGTTGACTACATTTTTTTCTTCCAATACAATCTTGTAGTATGGAGTAGCAGCACCAACAGTAAAATTCTTAGTTACAATCTTGCCGGCAAATGCTTTAGCGGTTTTTCTTAACAAGAAAAATTGTGGAACTCCCAATGAATCTCTGGAGTACACACTAACTTCTCTAGGAGAAAATCTAGTATCAACTGAAAAATCTACTGGTTCGCTTATAATAAAATTTTGATTAGAGTTATTTATTAACTCCATGTTTTCTCTAATTGACAAACAATATTTTTCATCAGGTACATAATTTCCATCAGCATCAACCTTTGATGGAATCAATTGAAATAATTCAATCTCAGTTATAGATGATTTAGTTGGAGTAGTTTTGTATCCAAGATATTTAGACAACGCAATTACATTTTTACGTTCTTCAGAATATGGCATCAATGATTCTTTAAACTGATAATCAATATAGTATGATAATACATCACCTACATATGAGGCTTGTTCAATAAACATTGTACCTGGTGAACTTTCACTAAAATCTTTGTAAGTTTTAGGAAAATAGTTCTTTGAAAACTCAATCAAACCAGCTTTAAATGACGCAAAATCTCTATTAAGATATCTGATATCTTTATTAAGAGGTTGAAAGGATTTTGGTTGTTTTTCTGCCATATTATTATAAATTGCTTGTTACAGTTAATCCAAGTACATCAGTTTGATTGTTTACCGTAAATTGTATTTTTATGTTTATTATATAATTATCAGTGTTCTTGTTTTTTTGGGCGGTTGTAATGTCTAAAAATACAGTATTTACAATTACATTTGGAAACCAATAATTCATGTCATCTTTAATAACATTCTTTAAAATTTCATCAAATCCTTCAATATTTTGTTCAAATAGATAGTTATATAATTTTGTTCCAAACTGAGGGTTAAATCTTCTTTCACCTGGTCTAGTATTGAAAAAATTAGTGATGTTGGCTTTAATTTGGGTTAGAGTGTCATATGACTGCTCAAAATACCCATTTATGCCAGATTTTAAAGGTAATGTTAAACCAATTGGATTCATATTATGACATTGATACTAAACCACCACCAACTCCTGATGACTTTTTCTTATCAACTGCTTTCATTAATTTTCTAAAGTCTCTATTAATGACATTAAGTACTTTAGATTGTTCTTCATTAACTGGTGTGATTTGTTGCGGCATTTGTACTGATTCATTAATATTAATACCACTAGAAGCTTCACTTTGTAATGCGCCCATCAATCCTACATAAGCACCTTCTCTTGGAACTCCTCCTACAGTTTCATTCAAGACAGCATTTAAAGCATCATTATTTGTATATTTCTTAAATGTCTTTTTTGCTGGTTGTACATTTTCAATTGGTTTTTGTGAAACTTTTGGTTTTTCAAAGTTTTCACTGACCGTTGGTTTACTTTGACCAGTTAATATTTCACTCAAAATATTAGGAATAAGAGTTGGAAGAGACTTTTGAAGTTCTTCCTTTACTACTGATCTGATTATCTCTTTTAATTCTTGTGTTTTCATACTTGTTGATGTTATATAATTATATTTTACTATATACCAAAATGTTTTATTTATTTACCAAAATTAACTTGGTTTTATCATAGAGGCTTGTACTGAAAGTGGTGTACCAGGCACAATAGGTACAATTTTAAGTTTAGGTATCGTTGGAAATGCAGGTGGTTTGATAATAGATGATATTGGAGGTACATTTGGTACTGGAACCTTTGGTATTGAAGGAATACTAGGAGCAGTAGGCAAATTTGACATACTTGGAAGTGTTGGTGTAGGTGGTATAGTAGGAATTGATGGTACTGATGGCACTGAAGGAGGTGATGGCAGTGAAAACTTTGGTACTGATGGAACAGACGGAACTGATGGCAATGTATTTGGTATATTTGTCTTTAAATTTTTATATGTTGACGTTTCTGTGAATGTCTTTTTATAATCAAGTCCAGATACTCTTTTTAAAGGCAATTTTGGTGCACTTGGAAGAGGAGGAATACTTGGCAAACTAGGAGTTGGTACAGAACCTAGTGGATTTTGTAAGTTTAATGATGGTGGTGTGGGTAAAGTATACATAAATTAACTCCAAGTTGATGGATTTGGACCTCTTGTTTTACCATTATAACCTCCAGGAACACCACTTCCATTAAATACATTAATATCAGTCGGAGGAGTTCCGCCTTCAATAGAACCACCATTTCTTCCTGGGGCATAACCACCTCCAGTTAAAAATACTCTTTTACTTAAGATTTTATCAAGACTATCTCTCCAAGCTTTCAATTTTTCTTGTGGTGTTGGAATTTGAGTGGTTAATTGTGTTGGATAATCTGCTATTTGACCAGATTGATCCGCAGGAGTGTTTGTTGTGGATGTGACATGTTCATGATATTGCCAATGAACGTGATCTAATATTAAATCTGCAAGGTCATACAGAAAGTCAACAGTTGTTTGACCCAACAAAGCGGGTTCATTTGTTTGATCATATTGACCTAGATATATTGCCGGACTGTTAATCACTGTTTTTGTGTTTGTGGTCATTACTATCTGACCATGAGAGTCTACTGTATATTCATTGTCTGTTACAATTCCATATCTCTTTTTGGAATAATGTATAGTTTCTCCATTTCTACTACTTACAATTATTCTATCACTATTAATTACAATTTGATCTCCGGTAAGTATTGGCGGTCTAAATTTAGTACAACCTGGGGGAGAAAATGCTGCTACTTCTTCTTTTGAAACTGAAGGATCTTGAAATATTTTCTTTTGACATGTTGATTTAAAACTAGATTCAGTTAATCCTGAAGTTATATGAATAGATGTACCGTCTTGATTAATATCTTCTGATACATATCCACCTGCATTTTTTTCTGAAACATCAGGTGTAGGTTTTGAAATGTTCTTTTGTCTGTTTCTAATCAAAATCATTGGATTGCCAAATCCTGCTAATTTATTACTTACTGGATTTGTATCACCATCTTTGTTGTAATAATCAGTATATTTTGGATCACTTATATCATTGTCTCTTATATTATCATAAGCAGAAAATCTAATAGATTGTCCATGTCTACTTTCAATTACAGTATCACCTTCAAATCTTTTTACTGAACGTATTTTTCCGTTTGATTTAAAATATCTACCCAATACAGTTACGTTACTTGTATTCTTGTATTGTTTGGCAGTTAAATATGAAACTGGTCCTTTGTATAAAACATCAGGATCAGTTGGATTGTTTTTTATTTCTCTGTTTCCTTTGTTTGATCCAACACGTTGTTCATATGTAGGATCAGCATTATTGTTTGAAAATCCATTTAGATTTATTTTTCTAGTATAATAAAATTTACCCAGATAATTTACTATAGCTACAACTTCATTAACAAGAGGATATTCAGTTATGCCTGTATTTTCCAATGGAAATGCCCATGGTAGTTTTTCTTTTTCAACTGTTTTATGTGTACTAAATGGTCTTACCAAAATTCTTCCTATCCACGTATAATCTTTATCTATTTGATCCGCTGGTTTATCATTTGCAGCATCAGGCCATTCAGTTGGATTGATGTTAATTTTTGTTTTAAAAATTGGATGTGAATCATCAAGGATCACATCCAATACAACCGCAGGTTCAAACTGTAAAGTTGAATTTACAATACTATCTCTATTCTCTTCAACTCTTACTGGTGCTATTACTGAATTATATGTGGAATATCCTGGCATATTATTTCTTAGCGTTTATTTCAATTGGAGTGTTGATTTCTTTTGTGATTTTTTCTACTTCACCCATCAATTGTTTACGTTCATCTTCACTGAGTAACATTCCCATATTACCGTCTTCACCTTGACTTTGACTACTAATAATACGTTGTACCACTGCGGCTAATTTGACAAGTTGTTCATCATTTCTGACTGAAACATCCAAATAATCCTTAATTAGTGGTACAACTACTATTGCATCATTAGCGGTTTTAATCATACTTCGAAGATCAGATACCAAAATATCAATTTGGTCCTTCTTCTGTTCAGAATTAACAACCACATCTTTAAGTAAACTAGAGTATTTTTTACCCTTATATAATTCAAAATCTAAGTCCATGACTATAAATATTGAAAATACCTTGTTTTACTTAAATTTATCTGGCGTACATCTCTTGTTTTAATGTTCCTCTGTCTAAATAAGATTTGGTAATAGTATTTTGATACTGTTTCATCTTATTAATTACTTTAGTAATCTGTTGAGTCTTACATGAAGAGATTTCTCTGATATACAAATATAACGCTTTTTTATTGAAAGAATCAATTCTGTCACTGTTTCTGAACAATTCAATTACAGCATTGGCAATGTTTAAATCACGTTGTTTGGTGAATATTTTACCAATATTCTTTTCCCAATAATCAACCATCAACTTCATAAATTCACTGGTTTCCAATTCATCATGATAAGAATCAGTGGTTTGTAAACAAACCGTGGTATCACTTGGAGTTTCACTAATATCAACGTGTTGGTTGAATCTCTTATAGTTGTTATTGTTGTGGAATATTAGATAGTTCTTAGCAACAATACTGAAATAACTAAAGGCTTTACCTTTGCCTTCTTCAAACTTATGCATGTTTGCAACTAAATGTGCAATTGTTTCCTTTTGAATTTCAATAGGACTGTTATCAAAATAAGTGAATTTAAATGTATTGAACACGTTTTCTACCAATTTATCAAAACAAGGCTTGATTTTTTCAACATAAATTTCATTTCTGATTTCTATGTTTTGTTCATTGTTATACTGAATAATAGCCTTTTCAGTATCTGTAGTAAAATACATTTTTTCTCCGCTCTTCTTTTTTCTCTTTTTTGGTTCAGAAACAATCACAGGAGTGATTGATACAGTAGTCTCAGTTAATTTCTTTGATTTTTTTGATTCAACAACTTTTTTTGATACTTTTTTTGGTTTAATTGTTTTTATTTGAATCTTTTTCTTTGGTTTGACTACTTTTTTATTTGATTTGTTTTTAATATTTATTGTTTTTTTCTTTGATTTAAGTCCAACAGTTTTTGAATTTTTCATTCAGTCCTTTCCTTTAATTTTTCAATTAATTTCACCATCTCAGAAAAAACAAAACCTACATCATCATCTTTTTCAAACATCTGTTTATTATCTAAATCTTTTAATTTTGAATATGTGACAGACAATTCTTTTTTAATATCTGACAACCAATTTTGGTATGTTTCTATTTTGTCAAGATTGATGTCTAATGCATAACCTAAAAATATGTTAGCACAAATAGAAGCAGTTAATAACACTGATAG